GGTACATAGGGTATTGGGGGAGGCAACTCCCCCGATATTTAAATTATGGTAAGTAAAATAGATATATGTAATCAAGGATTAGTTTTAATTGGAGCAAATACTATTGCTTCTTTTACTGACAATACAACAGAAAGTAAGGTTGCTAATCAACTTTATGAAACAACACTACGTTCTATGCTTACAAAAGCAAGATGGAGGTTTGCTTCTAAACAAGCACAACTTTCAAAACTTGCAACCAATCCTTTAGATAAATGGGATTCTGCATACCAAATACCTAATGATGCAATATTAATACACACATTGACAGTTTCGGATAATGTAATTGTATTTGATAGATACAATGAAGAATTATTTACAAATACAAGTACTAACGATATTGTTGTTTGTCATTATACATATCAACCACACGAAGCAGAATTACCAGACTATTTTGTACAAGCCCTTGTATTTGAACTTGCTAGTTTATTTGCAGGTGCAATAGCTAGAAATGATAATTTATCTACACTATATCAAAGACGTGCACAGCAACAATTATTACTAGCACGTAGTACAGAATCACAAACACAAACTACAAGAAAATTAAACACAAGTTTACTAATAGAAGTAAGGAATAGAGGAACTGCAGATGGTATTAGAGCAGTTGTACCAAGTAGCAGTAGTTAATGAATGGCAATACAACGTGTACACCAAAACAGTTTTACTCGTGGAGAAGTTGATGAAACTGTTATATCACGAACTGATATAGCCGCATTTCAACAATCACTTAAAAAAGCTAGAAATGTTTTTGTTTTAAATCAGGGCCCTGTTGAAAGACGACAAGGTACTTTGTTTAGATATGATTTAGGTGAATCTACCAGAATAGAACCATTTATATTTAATGAAAATCAAGAATATATAATTGGATTCCAAAACACTAAATTAAAAATTTTTTCTACTAATGGTACATTATTGCAAAGTTTTACAGGCTGTGCGTGGACTACAAGTAATTTATTTGAACTGACTTATACGCAACAAGCAGATACAATGATAATTACTCACAATGATTTTAAACCAAAAATAATTACACGAACAGGAGCAACAACATTTTCTCTTACAGATTTTGCATTTAAAGAAAGTACAAATCAAGATCAAGTTTATCAACCATATTTTAAATTTGCTGAAGATTCTATTACACTAGATATTAACCAAACAACAGCACAAACAGGTGTTACGTGTACTACAAGTGCAGATTACTTTTCAGCAACTATGGTAGGAACACGTATACGTTATCACGGATCTGAATTATTAATTACTGCCTATACTAATCCAACAACAGTAACAGCTACATTAAAAAAAAATGTAAGAATAGAATTAGATGATGACCCTCTTAAAAGTCAAGAAGGAAGTGGTACAGTTACAGTATTGCATCCTGCACACGGCTTTGCAAATGGTGCTAGTGTTACCATAGAGGGTGCAGAGTCTATACTTAATGAAGATGGTAATGGATTGGCGGCAGGTAATTTAAATGGCACATTTACCATAGCTGTATTAGATGACGATAGATATACTTATACAGCAAGTAATTCTGATACAGGTGGAGATTCAGCAGATGGTGGAGGAACTAATGTAAGAATTATAGGACATCCACCAACAAAACAATGGGATGAGCAAGTATATAGTGATTACAATGGTTATCCTACTACGTGTAAATTTCATCAACAAAGATTATTTTTTGCAGGAGGTGCAATAAGTGATTTTGTTGCCGGTAGTAAAACAGCAGATTTTTTTAATTTTGATGTTGGAGCAGGTGAGGATACAGACTCTATACAGATTGCTATATCATCTGATCAAATAAATGAAATACGACATTTAGTATCTGGTAAACATTTAGAAATATTTACAAGTACAGGTGAGTTTTATCTTAAACCACAAGTAGGTAGACCACTTACACCATCAGATTTAAAATTAGAAAGACAATCTAGTTTAGGTGCTACCCAAAAATGTATGCCACGATTGTTTGATGGAGCGGCAATATTTGTACAACCTAATGGCAAAACTGTAAGAGAGTTTTTTTACAATACAGCAACAGAAGATTATGTTCCAACTGTATTAACATTTTTATCACCACAAGCAGTTAATGACCCTACAGATACAGGTATTATAAAATCAACAGGTGCAAAAACAGAACAGTTTATTTTATTTGCAAATAGTGATGGTTCATTAGGTGTATTTTCTGCACAAAGACAAGAAAAACTAGCAGGGTGGGTAATATGGCAAACAGATGGTAGTTTTTTATCTACAGCAGGTATTACTTCATTTTTATATACTGTTGTTAAAAGAACAGTAAATGGTGCAGATAAATATTATCTAGAACAAATATCTAATTCGCAATTTGCATTACCCACAGATTGTTCAGTAAGTAAAATATTATCGGGATCATATCAGCCACACGGCACAGTATTAGTAAATGGTGCTGTAACGTCAAGTAGACAACTTACACTAGATGGGTTTACCAATGCACCAACAACAGGAGAAAAGTTTAAGATTGGTGGTGCATCTACAGAATATATAATACAAAGTGCAAATGCTACAGGAACTTCTGGTGAATATATAGTTGTTATTGATCAAACAGTTTCGGCATCTGATAATGCTACAATAGAATTTACAACAAGTCGTGTGTTTACAGGACTTAATACTAACCCTGATTTACGTGGAAAAATTGTACACGCTACATCTGGATCTGATGAAGAAGATGATATACGATACTATGGTTCAGGAACAGTATCGTCAGGAGGTGTAGTTAATTTTCAATTACCGGCAAGTGCGTGTGATATAGGATTAAACTATACAGTTGAAATAGAAACACTACCTATTGATTCTGTTCAACCAATAAGAGGGTTAGGATCTACATATGGTTATCCTCGTAAAATAGGTAAAACTATATTGGAATTATCTAAAACATATAATTTACAAGTAAATACTAATGATGTATTGCTTAATGATAATGGATTACAAATGGTAGGATATACAGGAAAAAAAGATATACATACATTAGGATATACACAAACTCCTTTTGTTTCTATAACACAAACTGTGCCTGTGCCTTTTAGAATATTGGCTATAACTTCGGAGGTATATTTCTAATGTGTGGAGCAGTATTAGGATTCTTTGGTAGTCTATTTAGTAACGAAAATGATCTCATTAGAGCACAAATGGATATGCAAACAAGAATAGCGGCAGAACAAAAAAAAATGTATGAATCACGTGCACAAGCAGAAGTATTAGCAATGGAACAAAAAATGAATGCACTTAAAGAAGATGCAAGACAAAAGAAAAAAAAGAACCAAGCACAATTTGCATCTTCTGGCTTGCTTTTTGATTCACCATCCTATGGTGCATTCCTTAAAGAAAATAAAAGATTACTTAAAAAGGATTTACAAAATGCTAAACTAATGGGATATGAACGAGCAGAAAATGCTATGTTTGGTGCACGACAAGCAGTATTATCTGGACAAGCAGCACAAATAGAAGGACAAGCAAAATTATCAGCTAGAAGAACAAGACTTCTTGGACAAGCAGGTCAAGCAGTAGGTGATGTAATAGGATTAGGAATGGATATTTATTCTTTAACATAGATTATGGCAGAACGATATAAACCAAAAGTAGACTATGTATCTCAAATAGCGGTACAACAACCCTTTGGAGCACAAAAGGTTGCACGAGCATTTGAAGTTGCACAAAGAGAACAAGAACAAGCAAATGAGGTATTATTTAAAGGTGCTGAATCATTAGGTCGTGCTGTTGAAAAAGTTAAAACTAAAAAAGATATAGAAAATTTTACAGTAGATTTTGAAACTATAGATAAGGTAGATGCACAGGGTAATGAGTATACAATAGAACGCCCAAAACCTATGAAAAACAAAGTGTTTTTCTTTCAAGAAAATCGTCAACAATATGAAAAATTTGCGGCACTTAAAACAAAACAAGAAATTTCACGAAGTCTGCAACAACAAGCAGGAGATATAAAAAGACGGGTACAAACAGAGTTTGGTAATAATCCGCAAGAGTTTATAGCACAAATGCAACCGGTATTAGAAACAATTAAAGAAGCCTTGCCACCAAAATTTTATAATTTATTAGAAGGTGATATAGACGATATATATGCACAAAATGTTACTAGTATTGAAAATTCATTTGCTCAAGAACAACAACGGGCACAAAATGCAGAATATGAAGATTATATAGATGTAACAGCAAATACTATTATATCTCATTTAAATAATAATAAGTTAGATACAGCTAAATATTTAATTAATGAAATAGAAGAATCTGGTATTGATTGGAAACAAACAAGTAGTAGTGCTCGTATTGGACATAATACTAACATACAATCACTTAAAGATACTGTAGGTTTTTATGAAAAATATGGTAGTTATTTGCCCGGACTTTCAATAGCTGATCAAACACGAAATGGACAAGCAATTAATTTACATAACTTAAATTCGTTAAAAGCATTAATAGATGGTGTAGGTGATGTAAAATTATTTAGTAGGAAAAGCAATATTGATACCCCAGATGTTACTATAACTTTAGATCAATTTAATAATGATTTTGCACTTAATAGTAAAAGTCGTACTGCTTTACGAACAGCAATAACACGTAGAATATCTATGTTAGATACAGAAACATCTACAGATAATTTAAATGATAAGTTATTTAGGTTAGCTGATTTTGTAGGTGGAGAAAATCAATTAAAAGGTAATACTAGTATTGAGTTTGTTAATTTAACCTCTTTACTAAGTAGTTCAAAACCAGAAGAACGACAAGCGGCGTTTGCTATATTTAAAGCTAATCCAAAATATGGTATAACAGAAGGTAATGAATTTGATGCTAATAATGTATCACACTATTCTATACCTATTCTTCATCAGTTTGCCTCTGGTAAATTAAAAACAGTTATAGAAAATAAAATTTTTAGTAAAGATATTAAATTTCTAAATGAGTTGTTAAGTTTTACTGTGGCTAATCAATATGGCACAACTTACAATGCTAGTCATTTAGATTTATCTCCAACAACAGAAAGATACCTTACTTATTTAAGTCAAATACGAGTTGGCAGAGATTTAGAAGAACAAGACCTGCACGAAATAACATCTTTTGAAGCATTAGAAAGAGATATAAGTGATGTTAAAACAAGTCAAAAAATGACAAATATAGAAGATGGAGTAAGGGATGCAGTAACTAATTTATTTGAAGGTACATTTAATCGCAATGAATTTCAACATATTGATCCAACTATAAGAGATCATATACAAAATAGAATAATAAATAATATACATTTTTTGAATTTAGAAAAAGGTGCAGTAACAGAAGAAGCAACTAGAATAGCACAAAACTTAAAAGATAAAGGTATTATTGGTATAAGTGAATTTAACACAGCAGGTAAAACCAAAGGTGAAAGGGCTACTGCATTTGATACTTTTCTAGGGGCTATACGTTTAGCAGGAAAAACTAAGTATGCAGACCTCGCTTGGTATCCTATAAACAGATTTTATATAGTTAATCCTAATACCGGCGAAGTAGATAGTAAATTTATTGAAGCAATGATGTATAAAAAATTTTTAGAATCTGATCAAAATGCAGAACGAGATACACCAAATCCAAAATATAAAAAAGGATTTTTGTTTGTTACGCCTGTTGTACAAGATGGTAGAGCACCTATAAGAGATGCTGATAAAATGGAATATACAATAAAAGTAATAGGGCCAGAAGGAGAAAGAGAATTAACAAAAGATGGTGAAACAATATTTTTGCGACCCCAAATAGAGAGAGCAGAAGTAGATAAGTTTGATACATCACAAGGGCGAACACGTAGATTAATTAAAAATATTAGTGAAGAAACAAGGTATCAAACAGAAGTTAATGGAGAAGCAGGATACAAACAAATACTAAATGATTTAGATTTAGTTGATGATGAAGAAGCATATAAAAAATATTTTAATGAATATACAAAAGACATACCTTAATAATGTTTAATACACCACCACAACTACACGCACAATTACCAAAAGAAAAACAAAAACTTGAGTTTTCTCGTAATACTGTAAGTCCAATAAAACGAGATGTAGAGTATCCAATACAACCAATATCACAATTTTATAATGATGAACAATCAGGATTTGCAAACATTAGAGATGCGTTTTTTACGGAAACAACTATGGGTGCGTTTGCTGATAGATTATTGTATGAAAACGAAAAACTACCTCCACCAGATCCTACGTTTAATCCTTTTAGTGATATTGTAGGGTATGAAGATTATGCTAACGCATTTGTAGGTTCGTATAATCAAGCAATGAATAATAGAATAAAAAGTCGTATTGATCGTCAATTATATAGAAAAGAACGTAGAGGCGATCCAACTTTTTTATCTAGTTTTGGTGCACAAGCATTAGAACCAATTAATTATATGCCAATCTTTTGGATAAAAGGCGGAAGTTTTTTTTACAATGCAATTAAAGCCGGTGCACAAGTTGGAGCATTAGAATTGCCAAATCAATATGTACGATATAAACTTGATCCTACAGTAACAACATCTGAAATGTATTCAAGTGCAGGATATGCTACACTTTTTAGTAGTGTATTAGTTGGAGCATTATCTAAATTTAGAGGAAGGTTTGGTGAAGAAGAAACAATAAAACAATTTGGTACTAAAAATACAGATGAATGGTTTGCAAGATATTTTAAACAACACGATAAAGCTGAAGATAAAATAAATTTAAATAATTCAACATTTGATTTTGATCCTAGAAATTTAGAATCTGGAATTGTATATGCAAAAAGTAAAACAGATCGTAATTTTTATAATCAAGATAAAAAACCTAATACAACAAGTGGGCACGTTAAAGCTAAAATTTTAAATAATTCTGCAGATCCTGATAAAAGATTTGAATCATTTTCTAATATATATACAGATGCACAAATACGAAATAAATTAAATAATCCATTAGATAAAGAATTACCTCTTGATATTACAGCAGTTGCAAAAGTTGCAGAATATAAAGAGAAAAAAAAGGTAGTGTTTTTTGATGAAGTAGTAGCACGAGCACAGTTTGCAAAAAAACTACACGTTGAACAATTTAAACAATTAAATTTACCATTACCAGATTTTTTTAAATCTGTTGATGATTGGTTTCATTTTAATGTTACACGTGCAATAGCAGAAAAAGTTTATGTGCCAAAACAAAAAAATGAAAATAAAATACAGCATCAACGCCGTGCAACAGAATGGACAGTTAATTATATTAAAAGACCAGAGAATGCGTACTCTGTTACTGATTATGAAGGTATGTTAAAAACATTAGAAAAATTAAGTCCGTTACGTCGTGGTTTAGAAACTGTATTTAAAAGCAAAACATTGTCTAATGAACAAAAAACTAAATTAACACGGGATTTGTATGGTACTACAGGTAATGGTTCAACTCGTTTACATCTTAATAAAATGGGTATTGCATCTCCTCAATCTATACAAATTAATATGTTAAATATACATTTTGCAAATTATATGAAAGCATCTAATGCTTTACAAAATGCGTATAGTAAATTTTATGGATTTGATTCTACTACAAGTAATTTTCAACAACGATTTACAGGTGCGGCAATAAGCACACGTATAGCAAAAGATAAAGCCAAAAATTTTTTATTAGGTCAACGAGAAAAAAGTAAAGTACATATGACGAAAGATGAATTTTTTGAATTAGTAGGAGAATCACGAATTGATCCTACCCGTTTACAAAAATTTACAGAAGAACAACAAGCGGCAATACGAGAAGGAATGAAAGCATCAGAAGAATTTTTTGATGTATATTTAAAAGAAGCAAGTAATTTAGGAATGTTTGCTAATCAAAATAGTGTTGGTGCTATTATAGAAAGATTGCGACCTGTTCTTAAAGAAGTTACTGATTATTTAGATAATACAAGTATAAAAAAAACAAAAGCACAAATAAAAAGAGCCGAAAAATTAAAAACAAGATTAACAAAAGATTTAGAAAGTCATACACAAGACATTAGAATATTACCTAATGATACATCTATATTAGAAGGTTATGTACCTTTAATGCCACGTAGAGATAAAATATTAGCAAATCCATTAAAATTTAAAGCAATTTTACGAAATACTTTTGAAAGAATAACGCCAAAAAGTAAAGCTGATCCAAAATATCAAAATATAAAAACAAAAATTATAAGACGAGGATTACACAAAGAATACAGAATATTAACAGATTTTGAACTAAATAGTAAACAAACATCTCAAGCATTTAAAAATGTTTATCTTGGACAAGAAAGAGAACTACTTATAAGAGCACAAGTAGATATTGAATATGGTCGTATGTTACACGAAACTGCAGGATTTAATGATATAGATAATATTAATCAAATAGACAAAACATATACAGGTAAAGGTAAAATAGGTACTCGTCATTTATTAGAAAGAACACCGATAGATCCAAAAGAAATTATAGATTTTATTGAAACTGATATAAATCATCTAATGAAGATGTATCAAAAAAAAATGGGTGGAGCAATAGAATTTACAAAACGATATGGCGATCCACATATGCGAGATTATTTAAACAATTTAGAATTAGAATTAATACAAACCGGTGTAAAAGATACAGAAATAAATAAAATATTAAACTCATTTATTGATGAAAAAGATAAAATAATAGGTACTTTTTTTACAGGAGATCCTGCATCTTTTACATCACGTGCTGTAATGCTTATTAAAAATATGATTAATCTTGCATATATGGGAACAAGTAGTGTTGCGGCTTTACCTGAAACAGCACGACCAATAATGGCTCACGGCTTTGAAACTGTTATGGATAAAGGTATGGGAACACGAGCATTTTTTGGAGTACTAGATGATTTTTCTAAAGCTAATCTAAAAGATATGCAACAATATGCACCTTTAATAGAAATGTCGTCTGTATCAACTAATAAATTTGTAGCTGATGGTGGTATATCTCTTGATGCAACAAGAAGTGGTAGTGTACTTGACAAATATTTTGGGCAATATGCAGAAAGAGCACAAGAAATATTTTTTATTGCAAATGGATTACAACCTATAACTCATTGGCAAAAAACTTTTACATCATTATTGTCATTACATAGATTTATAGAAGATTCTATAGCTTGGTCAAAAGGCAAACTTAATAAGAAAAGTCAAGAAAGAATGTTGTCATATGGCATAGATGAAGAAACAGCTAAACTTATTGCTCGTATGCCATTTGATACAATGACACAAGGGCCGAATATTAAACCTGTATATTTAGCTAATGTATCTAAATGGGATACTATTGAAGGAGGTATGACGGCAAGAGAACGATTTATGAATGCTGTAAGACAAGATACAGATAGACAAATTGTAACACCTACGTCTGCAGATCAACCAAATATGATGAGTGGTGTAATAAGAATAAACAGCGAATTAGTTAATAATTTATGGGAAAACAAAGCATTTAGAACATTTATGCAATTTGTAACTGCAGGTAATATAGATAAAACACAGTTTGGTATAAAATTAAATGCCATGCCTATACAACTTTTAACACAATTTTATTCTTGGGCAATGGGAGCAAACACAAAAGTATTATTATCTATGGCACAAGGGAGAGAACCATTAGCACATACAATAACAGGATTGTTTGCTTTAATAGGATTAGGTGGATTGTCTGATAGAATTAAAAATCCAGATTATTATGAAAATAAATCAACAGCAGAAAAAATTGTTAGATCAATAGAACTATCGGGAGCATTAGCTTTATTAGGTGATTTAAATTTTTCTTTAGAAACTATATCACAAGGTATGTTTGGCACACCAATAGGCATAAGACCTTTAATTGGTGCAGAACCACGTTTTGCTAACCCGGATGAACATTCTGCAATAGGAGAAGTTATAGGAGCAGGGCCAGAAGCTATGTATGATGTTATACGTATTTTTGCTGACCCTGACTTGTCTAATGAAGAAAAACATAATACAATAAAACGACTTTTGCCACTTAGTAATTTACACTATATAGGAGATGGTATAAGAAATTTATATGATATAGCATTTGGAATTGAAGAATGACAATAGCATCAGCACAAAATACAGGTAGACAAGTTTTTACAGCTACAGGTGGACAAACTGCGTTTACTATTACATTTGAATTTTTTGGTATAGCTGACTTAAAAGTTTATAAGAATGGTGTATTAGCTACATACAACGCTAATCCTACTACAACTACAACATATAAAGTAACAGCTAGTAATTCTTCTAGCGATAGTGCGTATGAGTTTGGTACAGGTGCAGTTATTACATTTGGCTCTGGACTTACAGCAAATGATAAAGTTGTAGTTGTTAGACGTATTACTATAGAAAGAACAACAGATTTTCCTGTCAATGGCACATTTGATATTACTGCCCTAAATACAGAATTAGATAAAGCTGTTGCTATATTTAGTGATAATAAAGATCAAATTACAAGAAGTATAAGATTAACAGATGGTGATGACACAACACCTACATTATCAATACCGGCAACAAGAGCCGATAAAATATTATCTTTTGATGGTTCTGGTAATGTTTCTGTAAGTTCACAACCTATTGCAGGTGGTGTAACAGTAAGCACATTATCACCCGGAGCATCAGCTACAGCATCTTATAATACATCTACAGGTGTATTGGCATTAGGTATACCACAAGGTGCAACAGGTGCAACAGGTGCGGCAGGAGCAGATGGAGCAGATGGAGCAGATGGCACGGGTACATTTGATAGTTTTATTATTTCTGATGGATCAACAACACAAACAATAACTGATGGAAATACATTAACATTTACTGCAGGAACAAATATGCAAGTGGCTGTAAGTGCAACGGATACAGTAACAATTACTAACACAGCACCCGACCCTGTTGCATTAGCTATTGCTTTAGGTTAATATAGGAAACATTATGGCTAATACATTTAAAGTAAAAACAAAAGCAAGTGTAAGTAATAGTTCGTTAGATACAATATATACTGTGCCTTCAAGCACAAGTACTGTTGTATTAGGTATGGCATTGTGTAATAAAACAACAAGTGCAATAACTGCAGATGTGCAGTTAGAAAGTAATACTTCTGACACAGAAACAAATGCAAATGTCTTTTTGTTAAAAGCAGTAGATATACCGGCTAATACTACACTTGAGGTGTTTGGAGGACAAAAAGTTGTCGTGCAAACAACTGATGTTATTAAAGCACAAGCAAGTGCCGCAACGGCATTAGATGTTGCATTGTCAATAATGGAGATAACTTAATGCCTTATCTCGGATCTGCACCTGCAACATCATCACAATCGCTTGTTAAACAAGATTTTTCTGTAAGTGCTACAACGAACTATACGTTATCTCAATCTGTAACTAGTGCTAATGATATAGCATTATATATAAACAATGTAAGACAAGAACCTACTACAGCATATTCGGCTTCTGGTACAAGTTTAACACTAACCTCGGCTACAGCTAGTACAGATGATATGTACTGTGTTTATATAGGCAGAGCAGTAGGTACAATTAATCCTGCAAGTGGTAGTGTTGGTTTAGCACAGTTATCAGCTACAGGTACAAAAAGTAGTAGTACATTTTTTAGGGGTGATAATACTTTTGCAAGTATTTCTACAACACCTAATGCACCAATGTTTTTAGCATATTTAAGTTCTGATACAGCCGTAACAAATAACGCACAAGCTAAAGTTCAATGTGATACTGAATTATTTGATACCGCAGGAAATTATGATAACTCAACTAATTTTAGATTTACACCAACTGTTGCAGGTAAATATTATGTCTTTGGTAATATTAGTTATTATGCAGTAGGTCAAGGAAATTTGCAATGGGTATTAAATAGAATTTGGAAAAATGGAACAAGTAGCACTGCTAGTACTCATATGTATGCAGGTTATACAGACCATAGAACTAATCTTGGAGATGCTGGTAATAGCTATGTAGGTGGTATTTTTGATATGAATGGGTCTAGTGATTATATAGAGTTATACTCATATCCATCATTTTCAAGTGGAACACCCGTTGCGGCGGCAGGTACTGGTGGAAGTTATTTTGGTGCATATAAATTAGGAGTGTAGAAAGGAGAAAATATGGCAGGTCTTGATAAAAAAATAGAAGCATATATGGGAAGAACTGTAGATTTTATGGCAGAAGTAACTTTGCAAGATGATGGTAAAGGTGCATATATTGCTGAATGGAATATAAAAGATAAAGCTAAACCTACAGATGACCAACTCAAAGCTGTAGAATCTGATGCAGATAAATTAGAAAAAAATGCAAAAGCAATAGATAATAGAAAAGCAGAGTATGGAACTGTTGAGCAACAGCTAGAATATATAACAGAAAATGGATTAACCAAGTGGCAAGAAAATGTTACTGCAATTAAGAAAAAATATCCAAAGGAATAATTTATGCCATTAAGTAAAATACTTAGACCAAGTTTAGATACAGGTGTACCTAATGTAGGGTTTGCTGTTAAAAAAAATAGTGACGTGCAAACATTGTCTAGTGGTACTCTTACAAAAGTTACTTTTGATACAGAGTTATTTGATACTAATAATAATTTTGCAAATAGTAGATTTACACCAACAGTTGCAGGACAATATTTTTTCTGTGCAGATTTACATCATTACAATAGTGCAAGTGGAGCCACTACACAAAGAAATACTGTATTATATAAAAATGGTTCGCCACATACATACACTTTAAG